GTTCCGTTTTCTCTTGAAGAATTTACTGTTTGTTCTAATGATGAGTTTCCTTTTACTTCGTATTTGTAGGCAACCACAGTAGATGTATTAGTGATATTAGTAATTTCGTCTTCATTTGCTGTTCCTGAACCAGCTAATGTAACAGAGCCTAAATCTCCATAATTAACAAAATAAATATTTTTAATACCACCAACGACATCTTTACAAGGTTCCTTTCTTCCTAATGATAAATCACAAGCCATAATTTTTATATTTTATAAAAAAAGGCAGGTAGTTTATACCACCTACCTTTTTTTGAGTTGAACAATTATTTATTATGCAGTAGCGTATAATACTACTTCACTTCCAATTCCGTGCTGAATACCAGCAGTAAATCTCATTACGACTCTTACGTTTTGAGAACCGTCAAGGTCAGCCATATCAATTACTTTTACTTCGTTTTGGTCAGATAAAAGACCTGTACCGAAGAATAAGTTTGATTTTTGAGCTGCTACAGCGTCACTTGAAGATAAACCAGGAGCGTAAACTACTTGAATACCATCAAATGATAAACCAGAACCCATATTGTACCATTGAGTACCTTGGTCGTTAGTACCTGCTGCTCCTAATCCTGAAGCACCAAATCCACCTAAAGCTCTTACATAGTTTCTGTACATATCAGCTGGTAAGAAAATAGTCATATCTTCTGCACCATATACAGTTGAAGGAATTGCATCAGCAATTTTACCAAGCTCTGTAATAATGTTAGCTGCAGTAGATGTAGTACCTACTACGTCAACTACGTCTGCATCAGCACCTAAAGTAGTGATGAATCCATCAAATTGACCTGCAGTTGCGTTAGTACCAGTCCAAATGTTAGTCTCAATTCTTTGAGCTACTTTATCTGCTACGTGAGCAATTAAGAAGTCTGCAAAGTTAGAAGGTAGGTTGTCAAATGCAGAATATCCCATTTGAGCAGCTTCCCAGTCGCTTCTAAAGTCTTTTTTACATAACTCAAGGTTTACTTGAAACTCTTCAGGTTGTAAAATTCTTTCAGTAAGAGTAAGTGTTGATGTATCAGAAAAATCACAAGTTGCGTCTTTTACGATGTCATCAGTAGCCACTTTTTTCATTACTTGTTTATATTTAACATTAGGTACTACTGTAATATTACCTTCTGCTAAAGTTTTACCTGATAAAAGAGCAGCTGAGATATACTTCCCTGCAAATTCACCAGCGTAAGTAGTAGTTATTGAAGTTGTTGTTGCCATTTTTAAAAATTAATTAATTATTAGTTATTGCGTTTAATACTCTATTGTAAGTAGTGTTTCTATTTGCATTAGGAGCAAACCTAACACCAATATTATTACTTACTTCGTTTTCTGGTGAATGAGAGATTGCTTCAGCTGGTTCATCAGCAGATAGTTCTTGTGGAACTTCTTCTTTAGCCTCTTCTTTAGCTTCAATCATACCTTTTAGTTTTTCTACTGCAGATTTAAGTTCAGCGACCTCATCTTTAGTAGCATATTCTACAGCAGGAGCATCTTCTACGATGTCTTCTTCGTAGTTATCCTCTTGTAGTTCTTCAGCACCTTCTTCTGCAGAATATCTGATTTCTTTTACTTCAGCAGCAGGAGCTTCCTGTTTAATCTCCTCTTTAGCTTCTTCTTTTTTAATTTTAGCTTTAGGAGCTTCTTCTTTTAACTCAACTTCAGGAGTAGTTTCCTCTTCTTTAGTTGAAGACAAAAGAACATCTTTGATTTTAGTTACAATTTCACTTGCTTTCATAAGATTCTTATTTATAGTTATTACCGATTAAATTTATTCTGTTGTATTTTTATGCTTTCTTCTGAATTATGAACCATTCATTTCCGTCACACCAAATAGATAAACCTTCGTATGCAACATTTAATTCATAGTAGTTTGAGCTACCGTCTAAAGTTTGACCTGCTTTTGGAGTTAAACGTACTCTTGTATTTGTGTTAAAACCTCCATTAGTAACAAATCTTATAACCCTACTTAAACTTTCAGTTGTTGTTGCGTCTGGCAAATTTAAAACCATATTACCAGAACCTCCTGACCAAGATAATTTTAGAAGTCTTGTATTGTCATAACTTGAATCATTTAAGTCAACTGTTTGACCGTCTGAAACTGTTAAGTTTGTAGCGTGGTAATAATCTATAATATTACTATAAGTAGTATATTTAGTTTCACCACTTTGAACTATTGGAAATTTCTCTGTTCCTTGTAAAGCTGTTGCTGCGTTTAATTCTGATATTTTTTTATCTGCCATTATATAATAATTTTACCGTTATTTTCTTGTAATAGTCTATCTCTATCTTCTTGTAATAAATAAAATCTTCCTCCTATAAATCCTATTCCTTGTGCTTCTAATGTTCCATCACAACATTTTCTTGAATAAGTTCTACCATCAGGACACAAACAAGCTCTTGATGAACTTCTTGGTGATGAATAACTTAATGTTGCGTTCTTTCTTCTTTTCATTTTATTGGAACACAATTAGGTACTTTTCTACCATCTTTATCTTTCATACCTATCTGCTCATATCCATCTTGGCAAGGAGCTTTTAAATTGTGTTCCTCACAAGGCATATACCATACATCTCCTTCGTACTCGTGTGTATGATAACCTTGACAGCCAATATCTTCAGCAGCTCTTTCTGCTTCTTCTTGAGTTGTATAAGCAGCTCTACCATCAATAATAGTTGATGCTGCTTCTATTGCATCAAGTCCTTTAAGTTTAGATGTAACCCAAGTTAACATTGATTTACCTCCCCATAATAAATATGAGATAGTTCCACAAGCCTCATTATTTCCTTCTTGATAATAAGCAGAAGCTCTTGATAAATATGAGTATATACGTTTAAGAGTAGATAAAGTAAATTTTTCTCCTCTTTCAAGTTGTCTTGCTCTAACCTTACCAACTTGAGTTGCACATTTATTATTTACAGCTTCGTTATATTTAATTCCTCTTTTTGCATTGTTTTTTGCAGATTGTGGATATCCTCCATAAGATTCAAGTTCTACTTCTTCAGATAAACTTGCTAACACTTCTGCTAATTCAAACTCTGCATTAAGTTCACTTAAACATTCACTACAAGCATTTTCTTCTATACTTTCTTTAGGTCTTTCCATATTATCAGCAAAATAACCTTCTATAGAAAATCCTTTTACTTCTCCTTCTTTTACTGCTCTCCATACATCATCATTTAATACTTTCATTGATACCATCCAAGTTCCTTTTGGCAGGTCAAATCCATAAGCAGCAGCTTTATCTTTTTTAGGGTCTTCAATAAGCCAAGATTCTACTACAGACATATCTGATAATTCAAATGAATGTTCAAACGTAGAGTTTCTATGTTTACTTTTGATAAAGAATAATTCTGATGCTTTTCTTACTGTATCTTCAGAGAAGTATATGTAGTAATCTTCATCATCTTCTCCTTTTCTAAATATCTTCTTATTAGGAATAAGAGCGGGGCCCATAAGAATCCTTTTCTCTGCATCTACTTCAGCAAGTTTGATATCTTTATGTTCTTTCAGTGCTATAAAGTCTTCTTCTATAGCTGGATTTTCAACGACAGAAATAGCTTCAATACCACTAATTTCATTTTCCTCGTCTATAATAAGTTCTATTATTTTTTCCATATCTAAATAACTATATTTATTTTATTCTGTTTTAATTATCCAATAGAAGCTCCTTCAATTGTACTACGTTCAAGTTCTTGTGCAGTAGATATATCAGATGCTACAACATAAGCTCTTAATGGTTTATCCTCTGCTCCAGCAATAGTTTGAGCAAGTTGACTTGTCTGTGTTGCACCTACTACGTTGAAGGCGGGAGCTGAAATAGCTGTAGCTGCACCTCCTCCACCTGAAACAGCTAGAGATTCATTAGATAGTGATTGAATTTGTTGTTGTGCTTTTTTACGAGCTGATATAATAGTTGCAATAACTCCCCCTATAGAAGCTGCATAAGCTGCTATACCAAATGGACCTAATTGTTTCATGAATTCACCTAAAGACATAGTAGCAGCAGCAACACTTCCTGTTCCATCACTTACTGTTTTAGTCATAGCTGCCTTTAATTGAAGACCTATTTTAGCAAGTTCCATAGACATTTCTATCATATGCATATCTCTTTCAAACTTGATTTGTTTAGTTCTTATTTTTCTAGTATCTGCATCATTTTTCTTTAATAATCTATCTTTCTCTTCTGCAGTTAAATTATCATTATTTAATATAATGTCTCTTTCAGTATCTAATCTTTTAATTTGTGATTGAAAAGCTTGGTCTTGTATTTGAGATAATTTACTAGCTGCAGACTGTATGTTATTTGCTAAATCTTCTCTTTTCTTAAACTCATCTTCTATACTCTTCATTTTATCATCATGAAGCTGTTGCTCAAAATCAGCAACTCTTTTTGCAGAATCAATTCTAACTTGGTCTCCATTTACAAATTCAGTTATTGCATCAGCTGCATTATTCTGCATTTCATTTATTTCTTCACCAAATGTTTTAAGTCCAAGAGCATTTCTTACTCTATCAAAAAGTTTAGTTATTCTTTCAGATATTTCATCAGATGTTTTTCCAAGATTTTGTTTTACATTAGCACCGAATACAAAAGGAGTTACTCTATCTCTTTTGTCTGGGTCTCCTGGTCCTGGAGATAATTTATTTTGTAATTCAAATACTTTCTCTTCTACTCCATCAAGTGTTTCACCTAAACCATCAAATATAATTCTCCTTGCGTCATTAAAATCAAATTTTTCAAATTTTAATATACTCATGAAGTTATCTCCAAGAGTTTCAGTAAATACTTCTAATCTTAATTTATTATCTTTTACAAATTGTTTTATAGCTTTGTTTTGTTCATCTACATTCTCAATAGCTTGAATATTTCTTATATCACTTCTCATTGCCAAAACTTCAGCATTTTTCTCAAGAAGTGTATCTATTTCCGCTTGAATTAATTTTTGTTCTATAAGAGCTGCTACTGCTTTTGTAGTCTCATCAATAGAATCTTTATTTGCTATTTGTGCTTCAGTAAGACCAGGAAGAGAATTTGCTAATTCTTGAACAGCTCTTTGTTGAGCTTCTCTTGAACTATTTGAATCTTTTAATATTTTTAAATAACCCTCTAACTCTAAAGCTTCAGCTTGAATAGCTCCTTGTGATTCTTTTATTGCTTTATTAAATTCTTTTTGTGCTTCTTTTTGTTTATTAGTAATACCTAAAAGAATAAGTATTTCTTTTTGAAATCCTTGTACTAAAGCAATTATTACTTGAAATGCTATAATTAATCCTAAAGGACCTTTTAATTGCTGTAATAATAAACTAAATGCTTTCCTTCCTCCATTTACTTTAGCAGATAATATTACAAATAAGTTTGCTAACTGTGATAAGTTATTTGTTACCGCTGTAATACCAAAAGGTAAATCAGAAATAAATCTACCAAATTCGTTTAATGTTGCACCTGCAAGACCAGAACTACTTATTTGGTCAGCATTAGTTTGTATTGCTTCTTTTTGTACTGACTGTAATTTTTGTAGCTTTGCTTCTAATTTAGATATTTCTACACCAATTTTAGCATAACTTTTAGCATTATTTACATTGCTAGCTCGAAGCTTTTTTAATGCAGCAATTTGTTCTAAATAATACCTCTCACTTCCTTTAGCAGCTCTAATTACATTTTGTTGAGCTTTAGTTTGCCTTTTAGTTGCTTCAGTAGCTTTATTTATAGCAGTGGTTAACTGGTCTAGTTTTACTTTACCATCTCCAGTTAAGGTTACCTTAATTATAATTTCATTCTCGTTCATTACCTACTACGTTTTAATATATTTTTAAATTCTTTCCAATTCTCTGGTGATTTATATCTACCTTTAGCAATATCTATATAAGGATTAACTCCATAAAAATTATCTGTCTTTAATAGTTCTATTATTAATTTAATCATTATTCGTCTGTTTGGTCTGCTGTTATAAACTCTGTATCTGCAGTATAATCTGTTGTATCTACTGTTAAACTTCCTTCAACTGGTATTGGAGATGTTTCTAAAGCACAATCTGCATTATATTGGAAATTATCCTCACCACCCATATATCCATGATTGTAACACTCATAACTAATAATTCCAAAGTCACCTGTAATTGTCATTTCTACGTCTCCATAATAATAAGTATAAGTATTTCCATCAAGACCTACTTTAGTTCCTCCAATATCAGTTCCAGTATATGTTATTGTACTTTCTTTTCCATAATTATGAAAAGCTATTGGATGAGATGAAGGTATATTTTCAAATGTAAATGTTCCTTCTGATACTTGATAAACTCCATATTTATTATCAAAAACAAATAAATAACCAGATGGAGTTGATTCTACTTTTACACTAAATAAAGAAGCTAAACAGTAATAAGATTTTACTGCATAGTATGGTATTAGTTCTAAATCAGAACTACCATCTATTAGATTAATATTTATTTTATTTATACTATAATCTCTTCCTGAAACTACTATTTTATCAGCAAGAGAATATTTTGCTATAAAAGCATTTGTTAATTTAGCTTTTAGTTTTACAAATCTATTCTTTTTACTAAAAATAGATGATATATAGTTTTTCCAATATGTATTAAACAAGTTATCTGTATAATCTCCACCAGCAGTATTAGCTAAATATTCACTTAATTCTAAACCAAAATGATTTGTTTGTGATATGTTTAATGCGGTAGAATTACTTGGTATAAAATAATCATCTGGTGCTTGATATGTATAAGTAGTTAAATCAGCAGGATTTCTATATATATATGGTATTTGCTCATCATTTGCTTGAAGTATAGGATAAAACAATACAGGTTTACCATAATGGGGATTATATTTTTGTTCAGTAAAATCTTCTGAATCTCTATTACTTCTTGTTATACTATGACCTACTTGTACATTTGTTGCATTTCCAGTTTCACCATCAATCAATCTTTCAAACTTCATATGACCAAAAGGAGGTATAACCTCATAAGTTTCTCCACTTTTTGCTTCTGATATTTGCCAAGATTCAGAACCCCATTCTTCAGCAGTTAATTCTTCTTTATGTTGTTTTGCAAGTATAGCATCTGTATCTTCATATTTAAATACTATTTTAGTGTAATTTAAAGGTCTATCTACTTTACTTGAAGATATATCTATTTTATTTGTTATATCTAAAGTAGTATTAGAAGAGTTATAAAAACCATCTAATGTTTTTACAGATATAGTTTTAGTTGTGTTTGAAGTATTTTCAACTTCAGCAACTAAATTAAACATTTTAAATATTCCAGATAAAAACTCAAGAATTGTCATGTCTGGCATTCTCTGTGTAGGTAAAAATTGTTTTACAGAATACACTGAAAATCCTGATGCAGTTTTTGTTACTGTTTGTATATTATAATCTTGTTCAACCCTTGGTATAATTTCTATTTCAAAACCAGTAAAAGTTATAGGTGTAGATTCGTCTGTTATTATTTCAAAATCATAAACTCCATCTGTTTCAGTTTCAAATTCTAAAGCAGCTCCAGTTGGACCTGTTTGAGTTTGATTCCCAAAACTTGTAAATTTTTCTCCATCTAAATTAACTTGTACTCCAAATTGAGTTGATGTGTCTGCACTTAATATTCTTAATCTTACTATAACACTATCTGCATAATCACTTTCAATATTTGTTATTGCTATTTTACTTGCAAAGTTCCCTGATGTTTGTCCATCTGGACTAAAAAAAGATACATTTAGAAGTGGAGTTTGCGATGTTGTTTGATATAAATAAGAAGCAGTACTTGTTATAGGAAAAGTATTTATAGGTGTGGTTATTGTTTTTAATGAATCATCAGAAACATCTTTATTTAGCCACATATATAAATTATAATAATCTATATTAGCTGAATTTAAAAAATCATTAGAAAATTGTATCGTATATGGATTTACTTCCTCTGGTAAACTGTTTACGTATTTTTCTATTGCTTTTATTATTAAATCAATTCTAATTGCTGGAGCCAATCCTGTCCAATCAAGTCCATTATATTTACCTCCTTTAGGATAAGTATTTGGAGATGTAGATGTATAATATAAATTACCATCTTCTAAAACTCCATAATAATTATTACTTGAATTATAATATAATCTTTGTTTATTAGATATTAAAGGAACAACTATGGGTTGCGTATGTGTTGTGCCGTCTGCATCAGTTATATTTTTAGATGATGTTAAATAATCATAGACACTATCCGTGCCTGTTGTATCAAAAGCCTGATATGTAAATTTAAAATTATCTAACCAGCTTAATTTAGATAGTTTTACTTTATTAAAAGTCTCTTTAAGAAATCTTAAATTACCATAAAAAGTAATTCTATAAACAGATGGTTTATTATTTTTTAAATCTACACCTTCTAAATTTATATATCCATATTTATAAGGTCTATTATTTACTTCTATTATGGCTTCAACTGATTTTCTTGCATCAAATCCATCTATAATATCATAATTATAATAATGTTTAAATACTTTATTATTTCTACTTGTAGCAGGTAAATTAAAATTCCTACTATAATCAGCAAACAATTTAGATGGGTCTCTTAAATCTTTAATAGAAGATACTATGTTTATTGAACCATCTTCAAAAACATCTACTTCTTGATTATCTATAAAAAGTTGTACTTTTTGTTTCATTATCTAACTGTGTTAATACCTTCAAAAGCATATTCAAATTGAACGGTATAGTTCACAAGTTTATCATTTAAATGTGTTTTATAATTGAAACTTGAATCTTTTATTGTTACAGGTAATGTATAATTACCATCTCTAATCCAAACATCTTCAGACTGCATTAATTGTCTAATTGTTTCATTATATTCTTCTTTTAAAAATCCTGTGTTTAATGTAAGAGATTTTTTACTTGATACATCTTGAACAATCATTGTTGGACTATATGTATTATAATTTACTGTTGACGTTGTTGAATATATTGTACTTGTATTAAAGCTTTCTCTTTTAACATCTAAACTATCTGTTCTTTTCTGATTAAACCATAAATCTTGTATAGCACCAAATTTATTTATAAATGATATTTTATAGTTATTGAATTTACTACAATCTAAATAAATAGGATAAACAGTTTCTATTGCTTCTCCTGTTACTGATGAATATGAAGATAATGATGTATTTCCAGATACAATTTCTATTTTACTTACATTAACATTAGTTGAAGCATATTTTATAAATCTGTTACAATCTTCTGTAGAAGGTACTGCAGAGAAAGTTGCTTCTGTATCTCTATCTGCTATATATTCATTTCCTGATGAATCTTTACTATAAAATCTAACCCTACTAACTCCATTAGGTCCTTTGTAAACTGGTATTCTTACAGTTTGGCCTTGTGGTAAGTAAATATATTGATTGCTAATTAATTTAGATGATACATTATTTGCATTAATTCCATCTTCAAAATAACTATATCCTTTTGTTGCTATTCCATATCCTGTATCAATTGTTGAAGGTGTAGCATCACTATATGTATTTGTTTTATCATAACTCCACCAACAAGCAGATTTAATATTAGAAAGTCCACTTGAAGCTACACTATAATCATTTTGAAATACAATATCTATGTAATCTTGTACAAGTTCAGCTATTTCAAATCTAACTGTATTATTTGAATCAGGATTTGATTTTGTAATTGTATATTGTGGTGAAGCAGGTTTAGCACTAAATCTTCCTGTCCAGCAATATAATTCTAATGTAGAGCTTGATAGTACTGCCATGTCTTTTCTTTTAGTAAATAACTAAAAAAATAAATATAGTATTATATCTATTTTAACATACAACTAAATTAGATACTTCTCCTGGATTATTTACACCTATTCTAAATGAATAACCAGAATCTGATTTAACAAAATTAGTACTTGTTGGTGTATATAAAGTTGTTAAAGTATCATTTGTATATAAACGAGTTCCGTCTTGCAATGTTCCTGAATAAGCAAGTTTAACATCAAATAAAGTTATATTCGAACAAGCTGCAGAAGATGTTGTTTCTGTTGAGCTTGAAACTTTAAACTTACTTACTGTAGGAGTTGGAGTTGGGTCTGGTTCAGGAGTAGGATTAACTGACTCATTACAAGTTGCACAATCTTCAAAACTTATTAAGTTTAACACATTAACTGTTGATGTAGTTCCTGTACTTCCTAAATCTTGCATACATATTCCATTGTCATTTACAACTGCTGGCCAATTACTGCCTAAATCAGATGTACTTCCATAATCTTTTTGAATATCTGAACCTCCAGTTGCACAATCTCCATAAGTTCTAAAATAAGATATAGTTGGTGTTGGGTCTTGAGTAGGAATTGTTGCTTTACAAGGGTCACAACCAAAGAATGTAGTAAAGTTAGATAAATTAAAAGCTCCATCTACTTGTACATTATCTAAATATTCTTTACAAATATTATTTGTTTTTATAACAAGACTTGTAGGTATTTGGTCTGTAGAATATACAGCAGTAATACTTCCACCATCTTGACCACAATCAATAAATCTTGCATAGTAATATGTAATTACTGGTTCTGGTTCTTCTACTACAGGAGGTGTAGTTCCAGTACATTCATCACAATCTGGATAAGGTTGTTGTCTTTCAAGGTCTGATAATTGTATTCTTATATATCCATCAGGAAGTAAATATGTATCATCAAATTCTTGTATTAATTCATAACATCCTCTTCCTCCTACTTGACCTACATCAGAAATATCTAAAATATGTTGACCTGGAATATATCCTTCAAATCCATCAAATAAGAAATATTCATATCTACCTGGAGAATCTTGGTTTTGACATCTTCTTGCATATACTTTTTGAATAGTACCAGTAGTTGGTTGAGTTGCTGGTGGTCCTGCACATCCCCAATCAACACATCCTAAAGGAACTCCACTTACTTCTATATATCTAAAATTAGTTCCATCAGAATAAGTTCTTCCACCTGGAGCTACTGTAGTTCCTGCTGCATCTGTATAAAATTTAGTTGCATTACAAAAAGCAGTTGAACCATCTCTATCTCCATATAAAGTTAAAGAATCAGATGAAGTACAAGCACTTATATTTGCTGCTCCTGTAACTGAATATGTAACAGAATAACTTGCTCTTGCATCCCATAATATATCATAATTTGCATCTGCTTCATAAGTATCATTAACTAAACAGTTATAATATACTACTCCTGTTGTTGTTTGTGTTTCACCGCTACCCCCATTAATAACTAATTGACTTGATGTTTCTCCTGATATTGCAGTTAAAACTGCAGTCCCTCCATCAGGAAAACTACCTTTATACCACTGATAACTTGGTGAATTAATATTTGAAGTGGTTGCTGTTAAAGTTGTTCTTTGATAAGTAAATGAAGCATGAGCATTACTTCCTGTATCTTCATTACTTGCAGATATAGTCACTGTTGGTGTTGCAGTACCTCCTGTACCTGTTCCAGTACCAGTTCCCAGTCCACATTGACTTAAATTATTAATTTGTCCTGGAGGATAAGAATATATTCTTGCATATCTATCAATTAACTCTCCGTCTGAATTTGGAACTACTAATTTATGCCATAAATCTGCACCTCCAAAAGGAGATGTTCTTTCAGGATTTGTATATAATGATGTTCCGTTTTGAATTGTACCTGAATAATAAACAATTGTATCAGCTTCTAAATCACAAGGAAGTTCTCCATTTGCTCCTGTTGTTGAAGTATTAGTACTTGATATAGTTATTGAATTAGAATCCGAAGGTTTTATAACTCCTTCTGCTGTAATTGTACAAGCAGGTGATATTGAAGTTCCAGCATTTTGATAACCTGATGGTATTGTAATATCAGCTGTATATGTATATACTCCTCTTTGATAAACACTTGGACTTACTGAATTTAACGTTCCAGCAGAAACAGTTGCTTGAACTGCTGTGTTAATAAATCCTGGAGATGTTATTTGGAAGTTTGCAATATCACAAGTAAATACAGGCAGTGTAGTTCCTGTAGCTGTATCTGTACATTGTAGAGTTTGACCAGTATTTGAATATCCAGCTGGTACTGTAATAGTTAAAGTATAAGTATCAGAACCAGAAGCATAAACATTTCCTCCGCTACTATTTTTTACACTAACAATAGCACTTGCAGGAATCACACTGTAGTTATATGAAATTGATTCACCAGTTGCACCATCTGGCACATTAAATTGAATATCACTACAAGTTAGAGCAACCTTTGCAGTTGCATTAGCTGTATCTTCACAGGTAATTAAAGTTGGATTTTCTAAAGTCCCACTATTTGAATATCCTGATGTAGGAACTTGTATTGTTGCTGTATATTTTACATTTGTTCCAAGAGTATATGTTGATGGTGAGACAGTCGCTGCTCCAAAATTAATATTAAAATTTACTGGTTCACCTGCAACTCCATCAAGCATTTGAAACCCAGAAGTAACACAAGTGAATAGTGGAGATTCGTTTTTAACATCTTCCTCTTCTGTTGTAGTTGGACATTCTACATATCCTGTTATCTCACCTGGATTAAAACGACCAATTCTTCCTCTATGATTAGCTCCAATTTTATAATTATCTCCTGTAGATGTGTATGGTTGTGTAAGGTTCATATCCTTATATAAAATCACACCATTACCAAATACTTGCCCTGAAGCAAGCCCATAATGAGCATCTTCTGTAGCAGTTGCTGAACAAGCATTATTTTCAGAATAATATCCATTTAAACTTACTTGAGTTGTTTGTGCTTGATTTGTGTTAGAATCACTAATAATAACACTTATTGATACTGTAGGGGTTATGTCATTTAATGTTAAAGTAAAAGTTTCATCACCTTCAGAAACAAAATCTGTTAGTGTTTGAAATGTTCTAACACTTTGATTAGGAACTGCAGTATCTCCGATTACAAAAGCACCTGTCAGAGATTGTCTTTGTAAATCTGCTTCTTGAACACCTGTTATAGTAAATGGAACTGAAGTACCACTTGGAACATTTTGTGTATCTAAAAAGATATCAAATGTATTTCCTTCTATTACATTAGAAGTACTTCTTCTTAATACGTATGTTGCGTTTAATGCTACTGTTCCCGATAAAGTAACTGGTATTGTAACATCCCCTGTTGCTGTAGCAAAAGTCCCTGCTTGTGGAGATGTAGGAGAGAATGTTAATGTAGAAGTTTCATTATATCCAGAATTTAAAGTAGCTGAATATGTAAATGAATAAGCACCCCCATCCTTACCTGTTATTCTTGCTTCATATCTATTAGTAGTACTATTATAAGTTAATGCAGGAGTTCCTGATAATGTATATCCTGCAGATGGACCTGTAATTGTATTTTCTATTTGTAGTAATGCTGTAAATTGAGCATCTGCTGACCAGCTTACAGTAAAAGTTGCTGGATATGAATTTCCTGCTGAATCTTTAGCTATAACACCATAATCAATACTTTGGTCTGCTCCTGATGGTTCAGTAAAATCATCTATCTGTTTATTTGTATTTCCAGCAATTGCACCTCCACTCCATAAATAAGATACAGGTGTAAAGTTATTAGCGACAACCTTTAAAGTAATATTATTTCCATATACTTCAGATATAGGACCTTCTTTATCTCCTGTGCCTGTTACCTGAACTATTTTTACTGATGCGTTTTCTATTGTACCTCCGTCAGCTCCTGATGCTACTACGTAATAAGGACTTCTACTGTTTACTTTGACTGTTGCCATTAAATGAATTATTTATCTTTAGTATATAACTATCTCCTATCTCTTTTGTTAAAGAAGATTTTATATTTTCACTTACTTCATCAACAAATTTAATTCCTTGTATTCCCTCTCTACCTATTTTCTGTGCTATTCTAAATGCTTTTACTTTATTTGCTCTTTCACTTTTTTCATTATCCAATCCTCTTACCTTCATCCATTCTAATATTGGTGCGTATGGAGGTGGTGTCTCACCAGCTTCTCTTCCATAATTCACCCAATACCAATATTTACTACCTCTTATTATAATTTCATTTTCAGTAACCTCTCCTGTAAGACTATTTATTAATCTTCCTGAAGCTACCTTATCATAGTTTTTTAAACGGTCTTGTAACTGGGATATTATTTTTTCTTTGTATGATTCTAATATTTCAGAAGTGCTTCTAGCCATTAACAAAGAGATAATTCATTATTAGGAACTTCTATATTTACTGTTATTCCCCATCCAGCTAATTCATTCTCAAAGTTATCAATAAATGGTTCAGCTGTTACATTTGTAGTAATTTGAAAGTTATCAGAGAAAGCAGTTCCCCTTCTCATTTCTTGTTGTATGTCGTTTATTGCTTGTAATTGTGTGTTTAATACATCTTGCAAATTATCATTTCCAAAGAAGTTGTCTTCAGTTTCTTTATTCTTATTTACATCTACTATATCTAAACATAATATTCTAATAGATGCAGACATGATTCTATCTTGAAATACTACATTTCTAAACATTACATGAGCTAAAGGAAACATACTAGTTTTATTAAGGTCCACCTGTGTAATGTCACCGAAGGTGACGGTTTTTGTAATTCCGTTTGCTCTTAATATTTCTTTTATTTTATCTAGTACTGTATAAACTTGTCTCATTTTAAATTTTGTTTTATCATTTTATTTTCTAATTCGTTTTTCTCTTTTTCAAACTCAAGCCAGGTTAAACATTGAAATAATGAGAGTTTTGTAACTTCTTTAAATTTGCTGACATCTCCTCCAGCGAGTGCATAAATTGATTGATACCAACCCCACTTTGCTCCAAAGTTTGCTGAAATTCCGAATCCTCCTTCAGTTGATTCACCAAAGAGTCCGTCAAATGTTTCGACAACTCGTTCCCTAAATGGTAAAAAAAAAGCATGGCACCCATAGCAATATTAACAGGAATGTCTAGCATTATATCAGCGAACTTGTCTGTACCTTCGTAATCTTCTATTAAATATAAATCTCCTTTTTTATGTTTAAGGGGTCTGTATAATACAGCCATAGCTTTATGCATTTGCTGCCAATCGGAAATATATTTATCTAAATCTATAAACTCTCCCATTGATATATCATCTAATTTAGGAATAAAACCAAATTCAATAGTTTCTCCGTTTTTATCGGTCATAGTAAACGTTCTTTGCAGCGGAGTCTTCTCTGCGAATAAATCCGATATATGTTTAATGATGCCAGAGAACTCTGTCATAGGTAATTTATAAGCCTGCTTCATTGTTATACCACAAAAACATTCTAATACTTTTAAATTAGCAAATTCTAATTCTTCAGACGTTGGCTGTTTATTGGGGTCTGATTTTACAGTTTTGATATACTTCTGATAGTTCTTAACCGGAATCGCAGATAATTCTTTAGGAACTCTTATTTCAAATGATTGACTCATACTATAATAACTTTATATTTATATTATGTACTAAAATACGAAAATAAAACAAAATGAAAAAAGTTAGTTATATATACGAAGTCGTAGATGTAGAATAATCCCCTACAAGAGGTAGAATAAGCAATATGACTTCTTAAAAATATATCTAGTTAGGCTTAGGATAAGTCTATCTTTTTTTGTAATTTAGATATATATCTGATATTTTTCATATTTAAGTTTGAAGCTCTGAATCTCTTTCGGAGCTTTTTTTTGATATCCCTTTGATTTTTCTTAAATGCACGCACAGAACCCTAGGAAATTCATTTTACGTGAATATCTCATTTTATAGCTTAATATCTGTGTTTAGTTATTGACTTTAGCCAAATACATATTTAACTATGTAAAGTTTACTTTACTTTCGTATGCTGTTGAATTTATAAGTATTTTTTACCAACTAAAAAAAACTATCTCTATTTATCAATAGATTACAATATTTTTTAATTTTATTTTTAAGGGTGTTTTTGGGCTGTTTAATGCCATCTAAATAATAAGTAATAATAATACTAGCGGGCATAAAAAAAGAGGCCTAAAAGGCCCCTTCAAACAACTAATTAACACGAAAAGAAAATTTAAAAAGTGTCTGTTTGCATTATGTAAGTTTAGTTAATTAGCTATTAAATATAAATTAAATTACCTCATATTATAATTATATAAAACTTTATCTAGTGTAAAGCTTTTTAAGTTATCTGTGCAATTTGGGAAAAGCTCTAAATATTCAGCTCGAGTGACTAACTTTAAATTATATTCTCTCGCTACATAGTTAATGTGCTTTTGTGTAGTGACTGACCACCACCCCAATTGAATTAAATATTCATCTTTTATTATTGCTACCATAGTAGAGTAAGACCATATTTCATCATTATGTTGTCTTAAGTTCTCTTTATATCTGTCAAATTTTTTCATTGTTTTAGTTATTTAAGTTATTAATTAATTTATTTACTTCTGTTTTTATTTGTTTTATTGATAAGTCACTTTTTGCAACCATCAAATAAATTTTGTTTAAATCATCATCAGTAATATTTTTAAAATCATTGTAATAATTTTGATAAATATTAAGGATGTTTTTTAATTCTTTTTTTGTCATAATTCTATTACTTTATTTTTTAAGCTGTCAAATATTGCTAATTCTTTGTTATCCTTTGCAACTCTTAAAGCTGTTTCGAGGCTGTCAAAATGTTTATTTAAATCTAAATAATAATTTTCTTGCTCATCATTCCAACCCCCTATAGAGTCAAAGCCCTTTGTGTTAACATTAACCAATTGATTAGCTTTTGGAAATTTACCTGTATAAACATTTTTAACACTCACTATATACCTTGATAAGTTTCTTTTTAAAGGAAATGTGAAAGGCATTTTGTTATTAATATAATATTTTAAATGTTTTCTTTTCATGATTATAATATTATAAAATGTAATGTAAAGTAAAACACCGCAAACAATATTAAAAAAGGCGTGAGCCAATTTTCCATAATATCAAAAAATTTAGTCATGTAAATACCTGACCTTTTTATTTTTGTTTCGCCTGTTAATAGGCCAATAGCTGCGGCCCATTTACCTTGATAAGCAAATGACCTATTTAAAGGCCTTGAGTTGCTTTTTAATATAATATCATCACCGTGATAAATATTTATGACACCGTTTTTTTTCTCAATATAAACGGCTGCTTTTCCTTTATCTAGTTGTAATTTATTTTTTTTCATATTTGTTTTTTTAGTTGTTGTAATTTATTTGTCATATTATTTAAAGACTTTAATATATTTAAGCCTTTATTTTTATATGTTTTTTTAGGTTTCTTTAAATTTTTCATATAGCTAAATTACATTAACAATATTAAGCCAATGTTAAGCCAATGTTAAGAAATCATTAAGTTTTTGATTAACAAATTATCTATTAAATATTTTGTAATTTTGCAAATTGGTGAAAATGTATCTAAATATAAAAATATTTCAAAGCGTGTACCCTCATACGTTTAAGGGGTGTATTGCGTTTAAGAGTAACCCTACTGCGTTTAATGACCCTAATATGTTTAATAACCTACTGCGTTTAATTGTATATCTTCAAGAGAATCAACTATCATATAATATAATTCGCTTCTAACAACATCGAGTATTGATTCATAAAAACCTATTGTCTCTTCTTCACTTAAGTATCTATCTTTTAATTCATCTCTAAATAAATTAAATTGTATTATTAAAGATATACCATCATTCATTGTTACAATAGTCTCATCAAGAAACTTCATTATCAGCATTGACATTTTTCCTTTTGCTGAAGGTTTATCTATTTCAATTAATGTCTTATACTCTTCATTCAAAAAAGAGACAGCCTTATCAAAGTTAAAGGACCTAAAGCTGCCTCTGTTATATTTCCAGAATTCTTTTTTCATTATCTAGAAAATCTTTTATATCTCTTTTTAAGCATTTCAAATTGCTCTCTTTCACTATTGAATATAAATATTTGAGTTCTTTTGGCCATTGCCTCAATAACTTTAGTATTTAAACCTCCATAGTAATAAGCTAATCTTTTCATAGCTCTTGCCATTCTAGCACTAAAAGGAGACTCAACACTATCTGGAAAATTGTTAAAGACTTTTAGTGAAAGGTAAATATTTACTCCTCTATCGTAATTTATTGAATATGTCTTATCATATAAATGTTTTTTAATTGATGAAGAATTAGCTCCATCCATTAAAAGTTCCATACCATTAACAATACTTAATTTATTATTAGTTGATTTATTCCATTTAACTGCAGTATTATAAGCTGTTTTAATATCAGTATGTCCTATTTTAGCTCTATTCTCTGCAAACTGTAAAGCAGTCCAGTCTTTCACAACATTATTAGCTTGGACTGTATCTTCATTATCTTTCCAATTTGGAGATATTAAATAAGGTATTTTATAATTAAGTTTTTTTAAAGCAAGGAATCTGTGTTGTCCATCAACAATTTCATTTTCCTTATTAACAATAATAGGAACTTGAACACCATTTGTTTTAATGCTTTCAATTAATCTATTTACATGATTTTGATTTACTGACCTATTAAATTTATTCATCTTTAACAGTTCATAATCATTTGTAGTTTTAAGTTTGAATGTTTTTACTGTATCCATATTTTATTTTTTTATACAGCAAATCTATACATATATATTATATCCAATGTTAAGTTAACGTTAAGAAATCGTTATCATTTCGTAAAATAATAAAACAATTAACTAAAATTCAGTAATTTAGATGAGAAATAAAAATATATGTATAATTTAAAACCCTTCTATGTTTAATGTCTAACGTATCACATAAACGCCTTTATTTGCGTTGGCGAGGAAATACTGTGCAGAGTATCGAAGTGCGTCTAGCTGATGGTTCCATTTGTCAACAGGTCTTTCGTTCCTCTCATGCCAAACATAATTATTTAGCTCTTTTATCAGCTCTAAACTATCAGCATCAATTATTAAATCAAAGTCCTGAACAAGTGCAATACCTGACAGAATAGACCCACTGCGTTTAACGGTTGGTTTTATATTACAGTATTCTTGTAATTCAGATATAAGTCTGGGTTCTGCAGAATCACAGATAATTAAATCTTCTCCTGCGTATCTTCTATTGAGTTCTCCTATTTCTTTTGTAGATAATCCTGGTTTTGCATACATTGTTTTAATCCACATGGTTTTTCTATCTCTATCTATTGCTACTTTAATTAAGGTTGTTGGGTCCACAGAGAAACCAAAGTCTTGACCATATATAAAATCTGCACTATCATTAAACATACCAGTTCTCCAATTAGAGAATACAACTCCTTCTGCTTTGTCAAGCCACCCTCCAAGTATTTGATGGTTGTATCTATCTGGCCTTCTGCGTCTTATGTCTTCTAGCTGTAATAGAAATGATTCTGATAGATTCTCTATATTATCTTTAAATGTAGTATGAATATATGTTACATTATCTTTATATCCATTATGTCCTGCGTTTACTCCTTTACCTGCAAAGAATCTTTGATATATCCAATGTTCTTTAGTAGCTGGATTCAATACCATAATAACTCTATTAGGTTTAGATTTACTTCTTACCGATTGGTCTATCTTATCAAAGTCTTCTTCTTTTACAAGTTCTTCTGCTTCATCAAGTACCCAAGTAGTAATCCCACTAATAGACTTTAGGGCTGCTGTTTGATTCCCTGCTGAAGTTCTAATTCCTTTAAACAATATTGAACTACCTGTAGATATATTTAATATTTCATCTTTAGTTATACGAAAATGTTCCATTATACCATACAATTCTAACTTTTCCAAAAACTCTGGAATAATCGAATTGGCGGCAGATATCATTGTATAACGAGTAAAAAGTATCTTATGACCCTGTTCGAACGTTAGAAACGCTAAAAATGTGGTTATAGCGAAAGATTTACCACTTCCTCTACCTCCTGTGATTACAAAGTACCTGGTATCGTTACCAAGTGCATTATATTTCTTGTTCAGTATCGGTTTCTTCATCATTAGATAATTCTATTACTTCATCATCTTCTTGTGTACCTGTAAATAGATTTTTTATATTGATATTTACCTTCTGTTGTTTTTCTTCAGGTGTATCAAGTGGTTTACCGTATTTATATTCAAACAGTAGTTTAAGATGAGGAAAAGAAGTTTTAGCCTGTTCTGCTAATGATTCCCATGCTTCTTCTTCGCTTCCAAATACTTTTGCCATTGCATTAAGAGCGTAGATTCCGACTCTGTTTCGCTTGGCATTGTTAATAGCAGCAGAAGATGTGGGTCGTACAACAGGCACGTTTCTAACGCCTGGTTTTCGTCCATTGTTTCTTCGTCCATCATTCTCTTTGACATATTTATATTGTTTAGGTTTTCTGCCCATACTTATTATATATATAACTGATTGCAGACCAAACTGCATCACTTATCTCTTTTTTATC